TCTGCCCGCGTCTTTAGGTAAAGATTTAGATTTTTTCTTATCTTCTTCTTTAACTTTAATTGTTTGTCCCAAGGGACTCCCCCCTACTAAAGGAGTGTAAAGACCTTCATTTCTCTGCTTTAAATACTCTCTTTGACTTTCTACAGAGGATTCTTTATCAGGGAGTCTACCCGTGTTCAAGGCAGTTATAGTTTCTTCTGGGGTAAGAATTCCAAGCTCTAGGAGACGAGAGTAAATTCTATCTTTCAAGACATTGTCTTGCAAAGACATTTCATCAAAATAAGGGACGGGATAATTTTTAAACCCTAAATTTTTAGAAATTCTTTTGATTTCTGGAATAAGAAAATTATTAAGAAAAGCTTGTCTACCTTGCTCTAATCTCGAAACAAAAACTTTAACTTTACTTTCTTGATTAGCAAATTTTTCCCCTCCGACTAATATATTATTGAGACCATTATTAATATCTCTATCAAAAATCTCATATTTTTTGGGGTCCATTAGCTCTGCAATTCTCGGAACTACAAATTCTGCTTTGGTAGTATAATCAGCTATAAGCACTCTTCCTACGGACTCGTTTTGGAAAAGGTCTTGCATAGCCTGAAGATTTCTTTGATTAATACCGCCCTTCTCGGGATCAGTACCCATTGTGACTAAGAGAATGGCTTGCTGCATACAGCGACCTATAGCCATGTCCATTTTTTTAAGTTCGTCCTTAAAGCTAATATCTCCTAAAACAGGGTATCCCATCGGCACAGCGAAGGGCTCGTAATCTTGTTTCTTATAAAAAACGGCTGTGATTTTGTCTACATCAAGAGGAAGCATCACGGCGGCACTCCTCGGTGTATCAATCTGCTCTTGAATATTTTTAGGAAGAGAGTCGAACATCTGCCTATCTTCCTCAGTTGTGCGATTCTTTAATCTTTCTAGTTCGTAATTAGTTACCAATTTATAATAAATAGGATTATTAAAAGCTAAAGTCCCTGTCATGCGAATATCCGCAGGATTTACTAACATGTAAGAACTAGGAATTGTATTGTCAGTTTTTAAAGCTGACGAAAGAGTATTTCCAAAAGTTTGAGTTATCTTACTTACTTCTTGGTCTGTGAGAGTAGCGTCAAATCTATAGACAAAAACATTTCCTGATCTATAATACTCTCTAAAGAATTGATCTTGAAAATCCCAAATATTTAATTTATTAAATAAAGCTTCAAAAAATGCTCGTGACTTTTTGCTGGCTCCTCGGAAGTAAACACTCCCCAGAGAAAACTCGGTCATCAAGTCAATGACATTTCTAAATTGAGAAAAATTATAATAAGCCTTTTGACACAAAATTACAGCATCTCTGACATCTAAACTTTTAGACCCACTATTTCCATATTCGTAGGAATATTTAAAAGGAACAAGGCCATTGGAGATATTTACATACTTGTCCGTTCTTTCGATAACTGCCGCTTTATTACGGCGAGTAGAGCTCACTCCTGTATTAATATTAGCTACGGATTGATAAGCCATGAAGGGCGTAGTATCCTCCGCAGTAGAAGCTTGGGCTGTCATCTTTTTAGCGGGAGCTTTTTTGGGAGCTTTTCGGGCGGTAGATGCAGCTTTCTTGGGGGCAGCTTTGCTTTTTTTCGATGGTCGGCTCATAATTAATAAATTAATACACTTTTAACGGAACATTTGGGGCAAAAAGGTAGAATTTATTTCATTTGTATTTATACTCTTGGTGTCATTGTAGCATTTAAGCCCCCAATTAGCCAGCATTAAAGTAGTATAGTTATCTTTTCTCGCCCTATGAGGAGAAGTACTTCTTTTTAAATGTTGCGGTAAATCAAACGTTTGCGTACCTTTCGCTGTAGATTTAACCTCAACTAAGGCACACTGTTTTTTGGTGGAATATATCAAAGTGTCTTGAGTCTCAATAAATTCCCCTATATTATTTTCTTCTACAAATTTTAAATTTATATTGTAATTTGACTGTTTATCAAACATAGAACCATTGGCGGTAGTACGCGAAGCGAACCATATTTTTTTGTGATCAATCGCCGCCTGAAGATGCTCGTTAGCTTTTCTTAAAAAATCGCTTGTGAAATTTTGTTTAAAGCAAATCCTGTGATCAGTTTTATTTATATCCCTTTTTAAGCGACGAATTTCTTTAAGATAATCTTGTCCGTCTTTAGATGAATCAAAATCTAAAAATTTTAAATTTATCCCAGCATTTACGAAATGTTCAGATTCATTGCAACTATCTAAAAATTGATAACCAGCATTATCAATAATAATTAATTCAATATTAAAATTAGTATAAAGATAATAAAGATAATTTATATGTTGTTTAAGGTCGCCGCCCGCCACCGCATAACTATGCACTAAAGTTCCCTCTCCAGTATTTTCATCTACTTCCAGTAAAGACATGGCAAAAAAGTCCGAACTAGGACTATTAGAAAAAGAAGGATCAATTCCGAGTACATAGTGAGCATCTTTTTTACCTTTTATCAAGGTGGTAGGTTCTTCGCCGTCAGGTATAGTGCAAAGGTGCATTTTTTTAGCACTAAAGTAAGAATCGGAGCCATCGGTAAATTGAGCGCAATATTCTCTCAAAAACGAAGAATGAGAAGCTCCACCCTCTTGAGCTTCTTCAATTACGGTTTTATCAATCATTTCCTTGGGGAGAGCCTCGTATCCCATTTGAGAAATAAAATAACTAGCGTCTCCAATTTCCTCAGAGTAAATTTTATTAGTCCACTCCCTATAAGTTTTATATAAATTTTCAAAAGTGTAAGATGCCGAAGATAAAGCGATCATTTTAGAATTATTTTCAAATTCCATTCTATCTTCTTCTGCCATTTTTCCTTGTTTAATTAGGCCGTCTTCTATAGCTCTAATTTCCAATCTTTCCTTCATGTTTTGAGGCGCTACCAAAAAAGGCATCAATACTGTGTTAATTAGTTCTTCGGGCAACAAAAGGAACTCGTCTAGTAAAAGTATATTAGCTCTAAAACCACGAATCTTTTCTCCGTTTAATGGGATAGCGGTAATTGTTCCCCCATTAATGGACCACTCAAATTGATCGTTTCTTTTAGAGGGTTTAGTGGCGAAAGCTTGTTGTAATAATTCGGCTCCTTTAGATTGAACCAATTTTTCAAGATTATTAAAAATAAATCGCGCAGTACGAAAAGTTGGACCAGCGATAAGTATCTTAGTACCAGGATTAAAAATACATTGCAAAAAACAAAAAACAGAAGCTATAAAAGTTTTACCGCAGCCACGACCCCATACACACATAGAAAAATTCCTGTTCATCATCCCCTTTAATGTAATTTCTTGAAAGGGCGCTAACTTAATTCCAGAAATTAACTCAGTGGTGATTCCTAAGTTGGAAGATAAAAATTTAGCTAAAGAAATTTTAGCTTCCTTATCTTCTAATACTCCTGTTAACTTTGACAACTCAGCGTTAACATCAGGTATATCTTTTTCGTATTTGTCAGGGCAATACCACATTAGAGTATTTTTTTATCGTAGGCCAATTGTAAATCAATTTTTTTATAAATACAACCACTAAAAAATATCTTCTCTATGACCCTAACAGATTCTTTTCTACCTTTTACAAATAAAAATTGTATATGATCATATTTTTGAATCATCTCTCTCACTTGGTGAAAAATAAATTCAGGG